TGCTGGTCAGTTCCAAAACGTAAGTATTCCTACTGCGTTGTCTGGTGCTGCTGTTAACTTCTTTAACCAGTCTGGTACTGTTTCCCCACAAAACATCATTATGCACAGAAATGCGTTTTGCCTTGCGGTAGTTGATTTAGAGCTACCTGAGGGAGTCCATTTCGCTGGTCGTGCTTCTGATAAAGAAATCGGCTTGTCTATGCGTGTAGTGCGTCAATATACCATTAACGAATGTGCGAATGATCAGTCATTTGCATTGGTGGCCTAATAAGGTAACTTATTATGGAAAAATTTTCTCTGATTGACTTGGAAATCTCGAAGGAGATGACAGGGCGCAAGCAGGCGAAAGCCGTGCAGCGTGAACGACTAAGTGAGAAAACTTCCTGCAAAGGAAGATGCGATAGTCTGAACAGCGATATAACTAAAGAAGTCGCTGAGTTTGGGTCGAAGAACTCAGACCGCCAGAAATGGTCAGTAAGCCAAAAGCTGAAAGTAACAGATTGCAATAATGACAGTATTCCTACTCGTTTAGACGTTCTGTACGGTTGGGCTAACTTGTATCCTGAACTCGCTTGCCGTGTTGCAGCTTAATTTAACGGATAACGAAAGGAAACTATATGTCTAATCCAGGACCAGCAGTCACAACCTCGATTCACCCACAAGTATTAGGTTCTAACCAAGCATTGCGTTTGATCGCAACTGCTCAAGCTGTTAGCCTATCTAATACAGGTGATACCGCAGTAAACGTAATTGATGTTACTAACTACGTTCCAGTTTCAGTTATTACAGCTAACGCTAATAACGCTGGTGCAGCAGTTTCTGGCATTTCTAGCATTTACTTAGGTGTGTATCAGGCTCTAGGCGCTACAGGTACAGCAATCTACACAAAGGCAGCTTTGGCAACTAACACTACTGTTGCTAACGCTTCTGTGCAGCCTGCTACTCTGACAGCTAGTGCAACAAGTTCACAAACTTTGTATGTAAACATTTCTTCATCTACCGCAACTGGTACGATTGACGTTTATGTATACGGTTACGACTTGTCAGCACAGTAATCTGTTGTAAAATAGAAGCCCACCCCCTAAAAAGGGTGGGTTTTTATCATCTAAGGGGATCTTATGAAGAATGTAATGATTGCAATGCCTTGCTATTCAGCAAAGGTACATTTTCCGACTATGCGAGCTATTTTGCTTGATGCCATCAATATTATTGGTCGTGGCGATAAATTTTCTATTGCCGAAGATATAGGAAATAGCGATATTGCAGGCTCAAGAGGGGCTTTATTTGGCGCTTTTGTACGTTCTAAAGCAGATACCCTTGTGTTTATTGATGATGATGTATTTTGGACTCCAGGTTCACTTATTAAGTTAATTGACCATTCTGTTGATGTCGTAGGTGGTATTTACCCTAAAAAGCGTGATCCGCTTGAATGGCCTTTTAAAATTGGCATTAAAGACGAATATAGAGTAGATCCCAATACGGGACTAATGGAGGTGATTGGCTTACCTGGTGGTTTTATGAAGATAACCCGTAATTGCGCTGAAAAGATGATTGAGGCATATCCTCGTCAAACATTGCGTAGCGTTAGCGAAAATACCCAGTTTTGGCCTTTATTTGATCCTTATCAAACCCCTGATGGAAATCGTCTAAGCGAGGATTTTAGCTTTTGTCAAAGATGGATTGATATAGGCGGTCAAATATGGGCAGATTTTGAAATAGAGATGGGTCATATTGGCTATAAATCTTTTGTAGGAACTGTTGGAAAACACTTGAGAGAACAAGAAAACAATGTAAAATAGTTGCAGATTTACAACAAACCCCTTTGCAAAGGAAAAAATATGTCTAGCACTACTGTTACTCGTGGTAATTCCCACGAAACTTTTTACATTTCCCCATCAATTACCCCTGCTGCTGTAGCTCCAAATACATCTGCTGCACAGACTTTTAGCGTTGGCGGCCTCCAAACTACCGATTTTGTATTGGTTCAAGGCTATAACGGCTCACAAACTGCTGGTATCGTAATTGCTGAAGCTGATTGCTTAACTGCTGGCGTATTGTCAATTCAGTTTGCTAACGTAGCAACTGCTACTGCTACTCCTGCTTCTGGCGCATACGCTATTCAAATTACTCGTTTAGAAGGCCCAGCACCTACTACTGCTGTTTAAGGACAAATCATGGCTAACGTATCAGCTTATCGCTTTGTTGGCCCTACAACGGCCATTGCAGTAACCACAGCTAGTTCGACTTCTGTAACGATTACCCCTGCTGGTAACGACCAGCCGAATTTTTGTGGCTTTTTAAACGTAGGTACTACACCTATCGCTATTACTATTGCTCCAGCAATTGCAGGAACTACGACAACTGCACCAGCAGCCGTGTTGCCTACAGGTGGAAATAGCTCACAAAGCTTTGTTTTAGGCGTATCAATGTCACAACCTACTGTGCTTGCAGTACCACCTAGCTTTGCTATTACAGCTATCGGCACAGCTAATACGCTTTATGTATTGCCTATGGTTGATCAGAACTAAGGAAAATCATGTCATATACCAATGCAGTAGCATCAACTTCGACTACGAATATAGTTCCTGTTCAGGCTCAATTTAACTCTGTTGGCGTATGCACAGGTTTAATTGGTCCTGGTGGAGTTGTATTTTCACCTCCATTAACAGGCAATACTGAAAACCCAGCAACTTTGTCTATGGGTGGCAATTTAATTGCTACTTCTAATACATTGCCTACTATTGGTTCTGGATTTGGCACAGGCCCAACAATTACAGCAGTTAGCACATTTGTGTTTAAAATTGTAGTTGGTACAGGCGGTGCAGCAAATGGAACAATTACGCTTCCTACAGCTCCTAATGGATGGTTAGCTTTTGCAGCAGATGTTACAAGCGGATCTACTTTATTCTTGCAATTAACAGGAAGCACAACAACTTCAGTAACATTTACTAGCTATTCTGTAACAACTGGTGCTGCTGCAAATATGTCTGCTGGAGATGTAATTCTAGTTAATGCAATAGCCTACTAAGGGTAAATTATGGCTACTGGGCCAGCATTAACGCAGGATCAAAATTTACTGCCTGTTCAGGCTTATTTTGACTTACAAGGGAATTTTCAAACCTTTATAGGCCAGAATAAGCCCTTTTATGCTTCAATTAATCCTGTTCAATCAGGGTTAACCATTACCAATAGTACCGTTGATAGCACAGTTATTGGCGGCACAACCCCAGCAGCAGGCACATTTACAAGCTTAACAACGACTACAGGAACGATTAGCACAACTCCTGTTAATGGATTAGACATTACTAACAAATCATATGTTGATAACTTTGTTCAAGGTCTTAATGCTAAAGCTGCGGTAATTGCCGCTACAACGGCTAATATCACGCTTTCAGGTCTTCAAACGATTGATGGGTATACAACCCTAGCTGGTGATCGAATCCTCGTTAAAAACCAGTCTTTAAGCCAAAATAATGGCATTTACATAGCATCAGCAAGCGCATGGACTAGATCGCCTGATATGGATACATGGGCAGAAGTTCCATCTGCTTATATGTTTGTTATGCAAGGCACAACTCAAGCAGATACTTCTTGGTTATGTACTAGCGATCCAGGCGGCACATTAGGCGTTACTTCTATTACTTTTGTTCAATTTGGCTCTGCTGGATCATACACAGCAGGCACAGGGTTAACCCTAGCAGGAAGCCAATTTAGCATTACCAATACAGGTGTTTCTGCATCTACTTATGGTTCTGCAAGCGCAGTTCCTGTAATCGCTGTAAATGCACAAGGCCAAATAACTAGCGCTACTAATACATCTATTGCTATTGCTAATACCCAAGTTAGCGGTCTTGGCACAATGTCTACGCAAAACGCTAATAGCGTAGCAATAACAGGGGGATCAATTAATGGTACGACTATTGGAGCTTCTGCTGCTTCTACTATTTCTGGCACTACTATTACTGCCACAACACAATTTAGTGGTGCTGGTACTGGCTTAACTGGCACGGCAAGTGGTTTATCTATTGGTGGAAATGCTGCAACTGCAACATCAGCTACAAGCGCAGGATCTGTAACTAACAGTCTTACATTTAATAATGGTGGTACTGGTGGAGCATCTGGGTCAACTTTTAATGGCGCATCTGCGTTAACTGTTTCATACAACACTATTGGCGCTCCGAGCACAACAGGAACAGGTGCAAGTGGCACATGGGGCATCAGCGTTACAGGCAATGCTGGAACAGTTACCAATGGTGTATATACAACTGGTAGCTACTCAAATCCTAGCTGGATTACCTCAATTTCAGGATCTATTGTAAGTGGCGCAGTAGCTAGTGCTACAACAGCAACGAATGTAGCTGGTGGAGCAACAGGTTCACTTTTATATCAATCTGCTGCAAGCACAACTACTTCTTTAGGATTAGGCACATCAGGTTATGTATTAACTGCTGGCGCATCTGCACCGCAATATGTAGCTCAAAGCACATTATCTGTAGGATCTGCAAGCACAGCGACAACATCTACTAATTTGGCTGGTGGTGGCGCTGGATATGTGCCTTATCAGTCTGCAAGTGGCACAACTGCTTTTGTGTCAAGTGGCACAACAGGTCAAGTTCTCACCAGTAATGGGACTAGCGCACCAACTTGGACAACTCCAACGGCATACGCAACTGTAACAGACGATACTACTACTAACTCGACTCGTTATCCATTATTTGCGAATCAAACAAGTGGTAATATTTCTACTGAATATACAAGCTCTACTAAGCTTCAGTACAACCCTAGTACAGGTGTATTTACATCTACTAGCTTCTCAGGCGCAGGCACAGGGCTTACAGGGACTGCATCTAGCTTGTCAATTGGTGGCAACGCTGCAACAGCAACTTCAGCCACTTCTGCGACATCTGCCACAACAGCAACAAACTTGGCTGGTGGTGCTAATGGTAGCGTTCCTTATCAAACTGGATCAGGAGCAACCACTTTCCTTGCTGCTGGTACTAACGGTTATGTTTTAACTTTAGCTGGTGGTGTACCTACTTGGGCTGCTGCCTCTAGTGGTTTAACAATTACAGATGACACCAGCACTAATGCAACTCGCTATTTAACATTTACAAGTGCCACCACAGGAACAATTACAAGCGAAAACACAAGTTCTACAAAATTAAGTTATAACCCATCTACAGGGCTTTTGAACTTTATTTCCGCTACGATGGCTGGAACTGCAAGTGCTTATGCTTTTAAAACACCAAATATTGCAGAACCCACAACTGTATCTGCAACTGCTGCAACGGGAACTATTAACTATGATGTAACAACTCAGTCTGTTTTGTATTACACAAGCAACGCAAGTGCAAACTGGACTGTTAATTTTAGAGGATCAAGTGGTACTTCATTAAATACTTTAATGGCTACCAATGATTCAATAGCTATAACATTTATGGTTACACAGGGATCAACTGCTTATTACAATTCTGCTGTAACAATTGATGGAACTTCTGTTACCCCTAAATGGCAAGGAGGGTCTGCTCCATCTAGCGGAAATGCTAGCGGTATTGATGTATATAACTATGTAATTACCAAAACTGCATCTGCTACTTATACTGTTTTGGCTTCAATAACTCAATTCAAATAATGCCTAGATTATCTAAAACTGGCACAGCATCTTTAGCATCTTTTGGATGGACTACTGGAAGTTCATCATATCCAATTAACTATTTATTAATTGCTGGTGGTGGTAGTGGTAGCGGAATTGCTGGCGCTGGTGGTGGTGGCGGTGGATTTTTAACAGGAAATACACCAATAATAAAAAATTTAACCTATGTAATTGTTGTAGGTGCTGGGGGATCAGGTGGAACATTTGCAGTTCCAGATGGAACATCGGGTGGAAATTCAACTGCATTTGCATTAGTTGCAATTGGAGGTGGAAATGGTGGATATAACTTCCCTGCTGGATCAGGTGGTTCAGGTGGTGGAGGCAATAGTAGTGCTGGAGGTTTAGGAACTGCTGGGCAAGGAAGTAATGGTGGATCAGGTAGTCCAAGTGGCCCTAATTATGGTTGCGGTGGTGGCGGTGGAGCTAGTTCAGGAGGTGGAAATGGAACATCTACAGCAGGAGCAAATGGTGGCCCTGGTTTAGCATCGTCAATAACAGGATCAAGCGTAACTTATGCTGGCGGTGGAGGAGGTGGAACTTTCCAAGGTGGAACTGCTGGTTCAGGAGGATCTGGAGGCGGTGGAAACGCTGGAGCTGGTGGCGGCAATAATCCAGGTCAATCAGGAACAATATATACTGGTGGTGGCGGTGGTGGCGCAAGTTATCAAAATGCTGGACAAGCTAGCGGTGGAAATGGCGGTTCAGGGGTTGTAATTTTATCTGTTCCAACAGCATCTTATTCAGGAATTACAACAGGATCACCAACGATAACCACTAGCGGAAGCAATACAATTATTAAATTTACATCAAGCGGAACTTATACAGGATAAATGGAGAATTAAATGGGTCATTATGCAAAAGTAGTAGATGGCAAAGTTACACAAGTAATTGTGGCTGAAGCCGATTTTTTTAACACATTTGTAGATTCATCACCTGGTTCTTGGATTCAAACAAGTTATAACACTCGTGGCAATAAACACTACGGATCAGATGGCAAAGAAGATAATGGCGCACCTTTGCGTGGCAATTATGCTGGTATTGGATATACATACGATCAAGCGCACAATGTATTTTATGCGCCACAACCTTATTCTAGTTGGGTATTGAATCAAAACACATGGTTATGGGAAGCCCCTGTAGCTATGCCAACAGAAGGTGGCCCATACAAATGGGATGAAACAACTAAATCTTGGGTAGCTCTATGAGTCAGTTAGTCTTTCAAGCCAATGCAGGAGGCACAATTACCCTTACAGGGGCTAATACTGCAAGCACAATTAATTTAACTGTTCCTGCAACTAACGGTACGCTTTTAGTTCAAGATACATCTAATAACTTATCTGTTACCAATTTAACAGTAACTGGTATACCCACTTTTAGTGGTACTGGTCAAATGTATTTGCCTAAAGGGAATACTTCACAAAGAACTGCAAGCCCAACAACAGGCGTATTTCGTTATAACACCGATGGCGGTGGTTTTTACGAAGGCTATCAAGCTGGTAACTGGGTTAAATTTACTACAACAAGCGAATCTAGCTATACAGCAAACTATGTTGTTGTAGCTGGTGGCGGTGGTGGTGGATATAGAACTTCTGATGGCGCTGCTGGTGGCGGTGGCGCAGGCGGTTATTTGGCTTCTACTGCAACTTTTATCCCATCAACTGTATATACAATTGTTGTAGGAGCTGGTGGAAGTTCAAATTCAGTTGGCAATGACTCAACAATCAATGGAATTGTAGATTCTGTTGGCGGTGGTAATGGATCAACTGGTTCAGGTGGTTCTGGTGGATCAGGCGGTGGTTCAGCGCCAGGTGGATCTGCTGGATCAGGAACATCTGGTCAAGGAAATTCTGGAGGCGCTAGCGGTTCTGGGTATGGCGGTGGTGGCGGTGGTGGAGCAAGCGCTGCTGGTGGATCTACTAGTTCTGGAACTGGTGGTAATGGAGGGGCTGGATCAACAACAACCATTACTGGTTCTTCTGTTAATTTAGCTGGTGGTGGTGGTGGAGGTGGGTCTGGAGGATCTGCGTCTGGAGGAACTGGCGGTCTAGGAGGCGGTGGCGCAGGCGGCAATCAACTTACATCACCTGGAAGTGGAACTGCAAATACTGGCGGTGGTGGCGGTGGCGCTGGTTATATTACAGGCGGTTCAGGCGGTTCTGGTGTTGTTTACATTTCTGTTCCAACAGCAAATTATTCAGGAACAACTACTGGTAGCCCTACCGTAACTACTAATGGTTCTAACACCATTATGAAATTTACTTCATCAGGAACATACACAGGATGACCGTTTATCAATGGAAAATTAGTGAAATTAGCGCTGAAGATGGCATCATTTTTCACGCTAAATATCACGTCACAGCCACAGATGAAGATGTCAGCGTAGAAACTGAGGGTAATTGGTGGTTCTCAGATAAGATCGTTAAAAAGCCTTTTGACCAAGTGCAAGAGCAAGATATTGCCCAATGGATTGAAAAAGAGTCTATTCAAGATGGCGTAAGCACGATAAAATTAGGGTTAGATAAGCAAATTGCAAGCCTAAAAAACAGCAATAAGTCTTATTTACCTTGGAATCCACCTGTCTTTAAACCAACTATTTGAGTAAAACATGGCAAAACCCATAGACATTATCAGTAGAGCGTTAAAAGACATCGGTGCGCTAGAGGCAGGGGAAACCCCAACTCCAGAAGCTGCTCAAGATGCTTTTGATATGCTTAATGACTTGTTAGATCAATGGTCTAACGAGGACATGATGGTATTTTATAAGTCTGAGATTGTATTTCCGATTGTTGCAGGGCAAACACAATATACGATTGGCCCTGGCGGTAACATCAACGCTAGCATTACAGGATCAATTTCTGGCAATATTCTAACTGTAACTGGAATTAACTCAGGAGCTATTGTATTAGGGCAAACCCTAAGTGGTACAGGTATTACACCTGGCACTACGATTACTGGCTTTTTAACAGGAGCAGGCAACAATGTTAATGAAGCAGGAACTTATAAGGTTAACTTTCCACAGACTGTTGCCTCTACTACTATTACTTTATATTATCAGCGCCCATTATCAATCTATTCTTCATTTGTTCGCATTAACACCAATTCAAATGGCGTACCTATCGTAAATGGTGGTTTGGACTATCCTGTATCCATTTTGAATGTAGAAGATTACGAAATGATTGGTTTAAAGACGATAAATGGCCCTTGGCCTAAAGCGTTGTATTACCAGCCATCAGAAGTATTAGGTAACATTTATGTATGGCCTAATCCAGCCCAAGGTGAAATGCACATGTTTGCAGACACCGTATTTACCACGTTCTTAACTTTGACTGACGATATTCCGTTACCACAAGGTTATAACATGGCAATGCGCTGGTGTTTGGCAGAGCGCTTAATGCCGATGTATGGCAAAGCTTCACAGACTCAAATCTCAATGATTAATGCTTATGCTGCACAAGCTAAAGCGACTATTAAACGCACTAATATGCGCCCAGTTCAATCTGCACGTTTTGCTGATGCTATGTTGTCAAGTAGGCAAAAAGATGCAGGTTTCATATTATCGGGCGGATTTTTTCGTTAATAATCATACACTTATGCAATATTACATTTACCAACATCGTGCTGCTGATACTGGCGCAATCTTTTATGTCGGAAAAGGCAAAGATAAACGTCATGCCGACAAAAATAAAAGAAGCAGATATTGGAAATTTTATGTAGAAAAGCATGGTTTTACATCAGAAATTATTGCTAATGGTTTAGACGAAGAATTAGCTTTTCTTGCAGAAATGGAATGTATTGATATTTATCGTAAACGTGGAATTAAGCTTGTAAATTTAAGCAATGGCGGAGAAGGATGCTCTGGATATTCTCATCCACATTCCGAAGAATCAAAGAAAAAAATGTCTATTGCAAGATTGGGTAATACTAATAAATTAGGTAAAAAAATATCCAATGAATCAAAATTAAAAATTAGTATTGCTAAAAAAGGAAAGTCTTTATCAGAAAAACACAAAAAATCCATAAGCAAAGGATTAATTGGAAATAAGCATACTGCCAAATTAACAGATGATCAAATTCGTTATATTAGGAATAATAAAAGTATTATGACGCACATAGAATTAGGAAATAAATTTGGCGTTCATAAAAATACAATACATAAAATTTGGCGTTTTGAGCGCTACAAGGATGTAATCTAATGGCAGACTTTGGCTTTGTAGGCGCATCGTATACAGCACCATCTATTTACCAAGATGCACAAGAGTGTATCAATTGGAGGCCTGAAGTTGATCCTACAAAGGGTCAAGGCGAACGTGGTGTTGTAGCGCTTTACCCTACGCCAGGTTTAACTTTGCAAGCGGTATTGCCTGCACAGGCAGCCGTAAGAGGTTTAAGAACAATATCTGGTGGCAGTCAGTTAATAGCGGTTTGTGGCCCTTATGTTTATTCTTTAAACTCTGCCCTAAAACCATCTGTAATTGGTCAATTGCAAACCAGCACAGGCCCTGTAAGTCTTACTGACAATGGTGTATATGTATACATTGTAGATGGCGCAAATCGTTATTCTTACAAAATTGGTACGCCTGCAACTGCAAACTTTCAAGGTTCAATTAGCGGCACAACGCTAAATATTACTCAGTTAAGTCAAGGCACAGTCGCAGTAGGCCAACAAGTATTTGGCGTAGGAGTTACACCTGAAACTGTTATTACAGGTGGTAGTGGCTTTAGCTGGACTGTAAATCTATCTCAAACTGTTTCAAGCACAGCAATGAATACAAGTGCTGCTGGAGCTATTTTTACAGGCTCAATCGCTTATATAGGCTCTGGAAGCACATTAGTAACTACTTTAACTGTCAGCGCAGTAAGCTCTGGCACGTTATATGTAGGTCAGACTATTCAAGGTGTAGGCATAGCTGCTAATAGCATTATTACTGCATTAGGCACAGGCACAGGCGGCACAGGTACATATACATTAAACCCTGTAGCTCAAACGATTAGTTCTGAAACAATGTATGCGCTTAACTTTGCTACTTTGCCTACAACTGATGGTGCATTTACAGGTGCAAACATAGTTGACATTGTTGACAACTATTTTATCTATAACGATCCTAATACTCAGCAATGGGCAGCATCAGGTGTTTTATCCCCTATTACCCAGCCATTAAGCTTTGCTGCTAAGTTTACTGCTCCTGATAATCTTGTATCGTTGATTGCAGATCACGGTCAAGTCTATTTACTAGGCGAAAAGTCTAGCGAAGTATGGGCAGATCAAGGCACGTTCCCTTTTGCTTTTCAGCGTATTCCTGGCTCATCAAGTCAGCATGGTATTGCAGCAGCACAATCTGTAGCAAGGGTAGCTAATTCATTTGCTTATGTATCTCGTAATATTCGAGGTCAAGGGCAAATTATGATTATGAATGGCTATATGCCTACTCGTATTTCTACCCATGCTGTAGAAAATACCTTAGTAAATCAAAAGATTGATGATGCTATTGCCTATACCTATCAACTTGAAGGTCACGAAGTATATGTCGTTACTTTCCCTACAATTGATATAACTTGGGCTTATGATGCCACTACTCAGTTATGGCATAAATGGTTATATGTCGATTCTAATAATGTCTATCATCGTCATCGCTCTAACTGCGCTGCTGTATTCAATGATGTTGTCATCGTAGGCGATTACCAAAATGGTAACTTGTACGAGTTAGATCCTAATAACTACACAGACAATGGCGATGAAATACGCAGATTGCGTAGAGCACCCCATATTTTGACTGACTTACAACGTCAATACTTTGACGAATTACAGATTCAGTTTCAGCCTGGCGTAGGCATAAGTGGCTTTTCAATAGATCCATATAACTATATTGGTACACCTTATACCATTGGTGCTAATGCTACTTTGACGATTCCTTATCAAGTCATTGACGTTTTAGGCACATCAAACAATGCAAATCCAACATTGACTAACCCACAAGCTATGCTTAGATGGTCAAATGATGGTGGTTCTACATGGTCAAAAGAATATTGGCAAAAACTAGGTCAACAAGGCAAATACAAGAATCGTGCAATTTGGCGCAGATTAGGCACAGCTAGAGATCGTATCTACGAAGTTGTGGTTACAGATCCAGTTAAATGCGTAATCGTATCTGCGAACTTAAAAGGTAGCGAGGGTGAAAACTAATGGCTAACGTAATCTTTGGAGCTGGCGAAGGTAATCCGTACCCACAGACTGAGTTCTTGGATGAGGCTACTAAGCGCCCAAGTCGCTCATGGCAACAGTATTTGCTTAATTTAGTCAATTTCACGTCTGCTACTACTGCAACAACAGGGTCAGCTACTTTACCAGCTAATCCTGTAGGCTTTATTAACATATCTGTTAATGGTCAACCCTTTAAAGTGCCTTATTACAATGTCTAGTATTACTGAACTCGCTAAGAAAACGCTCGGCACATTTGAGGTCGATTTAGGCACAGTCCATCATTTTTCTGATGGCTTATACGCTAAAGAAATGCGTATTTTTAAAGGCTATACAGCTATGTCACATCAGCACCATTACAGCCATTTAAGCCTATTAGCTAAAGGTTCTGTTCTTGTGACTACAGATAATGACTCCAATAAATATGTTTCCCCTGCTTGTATTGAGATTAAAGCTGGCGTAAATCATGCAATTTTAGCGTTAGAGGACTGCGTTTGGTACTGTATTCATGCTACAAATGAAACAAATGCAGATAAAATAGATAAAATATTGATTAAAGAGGTATAAAATGCCAATCGGTTCAGTTTTAGCTGCTTCAATAGCAGCGCCAATTGTAGGTAACATAGTTGGTCAAGCCATAGGCGGCACGACTGCTGCTGAAGGTCAACGACAAGGCGCAGGGCAACAAGTTGCTGGATTGCAGCAAGGCGCACAGGCATTACAAACAGGCTTTCAAAACGCTGGGCCATATTTAACTAATGCCTACAATACTGCAAGTGGTCTTTATGGCCCTTATACTGCAGCAGGAACAGCCGCAACTAATAATTTAAGTGATTTAATCAATAGCGGTTACGCATCACATCAATTTAATACCCAAGATTTATATAATGGTCTTGCTCCAAATTATAATTTTATGTTGGGTCAAGGTCAGCAAACTACTAACGCTGCAAACAATAGTTTAGGCGGTATGCTGGGTGGTAATGCTTTGCAAGGTTTAAATACTTTCTCTCAAAACTATGCTGGAAATGCTTATCAAAACGCATTTACTAATTATCAAAATCAAAGAAACAATATTTTTGGTAATTTAACGCCTATTTCTAAAATGGGATTAGATGCTACAAGCAAATTAGCTGATGTAACTACTGGTTATGGCGGTTCAATGGCTAACCTAAATACTTCATTAGGTAGTGCATTAGCAGGTAATTATGGTCAGCAAGGTTTTGCACAAGGTTCAGGTACAGCAGGCGCAGCAAATACTATGGCTAATATGTATGGCAATACAGGGACAATGCTTGGGGCATTAGCTGGTAATTACTTTAACCAGCCAACTCAAAGAGATGCGACTGCTATTGCTATGGGTGCAAGTCCTGGTGGAGCATATACACCAACGGCAGGAAATTCATTTAATTTGCCTACTCCTGTTGGTGGAGCTACACAACTTGGTGGACAGTATTCAGCCGATTACATGGCTGCTTAAAGGATAAATTATGGCTTTTGACGTTAAAGGTTTTCAAGAACCTAATTATCAAGTAAACCCTGTTGCTGGCAATAAATATGCTCCGCAAGATGGCATGACACAGCTTAGTAATATGCTTGATTATCAAAAAAAACAAACATTATTACAACCAGAAATTGAAGCTGGTAAAGCTGAAAGCAAAAAGAAAATAACGGAAGCTGAAAAATCACAATTTGAGTTACAAAATATATATCAAAATAATGCTCAAGGTGCAGTATCTGCATTAAAAAAGAAAATTACTCAATTAAAAGATCCAAATGGCAATTTTTCTCCTAATGCACAAGAAATTTTAAAAAACGATGCAGATATGGTGGAAGAAATTTTATCTGCTCAAGGCGTTCCAAAGCATCCAAGTGGCGCATTAGATCAATTTAGACAAGCCATTAACAAAGGCCCTGACCATGCTGAGCAATTTATTAATTACTTGACAGAAAAAGGTGGGCAACCGACAGAAAGATTTGCACAAGCTAATCGTGCTCCTACTCCAGTTTCTACTGGTCAAGGAACACAATTTGTTCCAACATCACAATATCAAGGTGCGCCACAAAATCAATTTGTTCAAGGTCAAGTTGCTATTGGCACAGAATTGGTTGCTCAACCTGGAGATAATTCAGGTTTAGAACCTGGCACTAAATATTTACTTGGGCCACAAGGTCAAGTGCAGCCTACACAACAAAACATAGCTCCACAAGGCAATCAAGGAGTTACAACACAACAAATGACACAACCAAAAGCCGCTCCTTTGGTTTCTGGTTTAGGAGCGTCAACAACTGCAAATTTATTGGCAGGCACAGAATTAATTAATAAAACAAGAGCTGCAGCCACTAATGTTCCACAAATTCAATTTAATTCTAATCAAATTATTAAATTGGCAAAAACTGCTGATGTTGGCGCTC